ACACCCACGCATCGCCGTACACCCGCGCATTGCCGTACACCCACGCATCGCCGTACACCCGCGCATTGCCGTACACCCGCGCATCGCCGTACACCCGCGCATCGCCGTACACCCGCGCATCGCCGTACACCCGCGCATCGCCGTACACCCACGCATCGCCGTACACCCGCGATAGGTTCGCTTCGCTTTCTACGTAGCCGCCAGTGTCACCAGGAGCAACGCCCAGCGCTGTGATAGCGACCAGCGCACGAATGCGCTTCAACGTGCGGCCCGGCGCGATCACGATTTCATCGCCGGGTACAAACTCGTATTTCTTTGTCATGTTTTCTCCTGTCGGTTGAGGTTGTTATGCAAGCCATCTGCGTCCGACTTGCTGCTGGTGCTGTCAGGCAGTAATCGGGCCGCGTTCGATGCGCAGATCTTCGCGGCGCATCTGGTAAAGAGCGTGTTGGATGGGTCGGATATTGCCGTTGATGCGAACCAAAAAATTCATTGGATGGTCATCCAGGGCAACGATCTTGACAGCGTTGGATTCCACGATTTCAGAGAAAATGATGTTTGCCATGATGCGCCTTTCAAAATCATTTCGTGTTGCGATGAATGCATCATATCCGAATATTCCGGCATCGCGCAAGAATATCCATGCCGTTCGTCGGCTAGCCCATCAGACCGGCAAAAGGCGATGGCGTCATGTCTCTCAGCGTGCGGCCTCGGCGGATAGCGCTTATGTTTGAGTGCGAAACTCCATACTTCTCCGCAAGCACTCTATTCTTCTCAGGGCTTATGCGGATTTCGTTGGCCTGCTCGATGGTCAGCTTCCTGCGTTTTCGGATAGCCTCGGTGATGCGAACGCGGGTAACGTAGCTCTTTGGCCTTCCCTTCTGGTGCGTGTTTCTTCGGGTCTTTACCATGTGATCCAGGCATATGCAGGCATCGTCTCGGCAACTCATGCGGATGATGTCATTTGCTCCAAGCGGACCGCGATTCATTTGCCACACAGTTCGACGCACAGACTTTGGCGCATCTGCTGCAACCGGTCGAATCATCGGACCCGTGTTCTTGTTGATAAACCCAGTCCAAAGAATGCAACCGCAAGGGCTTTCCTTGCTGGATTCTTCGATCTGCATCAGCTCGGCATGGCGCAGTGCCTCCGGCGTACCAAGGATGTAGTAAGGGAATCGACCAATGTGAACAAATCGAATCAAACCATCAAGCACAAGATCATCCACTATCTTTCTGGCTTGCACACGTGAGCCGTGGTTTGCATTTCGACTTGTCGCCCACTCAGCAAACTGAGCGGGTCCTTTCTCTAGACGGGAAAGAATGGATTCTCTGGTGTGGTAAATCTTGCTCATTTCACATCCACCTTGGAATCCATTTCAAGACTATGCGCCGCTTCTGGAGTGATGATCGCGGCCGTCACATCCTCGATCTTGTCCATCGTGTATGCGCGGCCTGCTACCTTGTCGGTTAGGTCTGGAATAGGAGCGGAGTGCTCGATTTTTAGCAGAAGGTATGTGGTTTGCATGGTCATTCAGGCTGTTCGCCCGCCGGTTTTTCTTTGGGCTCAAGCCGCTCCCGCATGGCATCAAGACCAGACTGAAGAGTCTCACTGTGCATTCCCTCAACTGCCGTCCAGCTCCGAGTATCGAAGTGCATTTCAAGCAGCTCAGCGCGCTTTTGCTTGTCTTCAACGGACTGAGATGGAAAGTGCTTCTTCATGAACTCCGCGATCTCTTCGGCAAGGATTGTTCGGCGGCGCGCCTCCATATCCCACCCTGACTCATTGGCTTCCGGGAACATGGCCTGAGAATCCTTCGCGTCCATGCTTCCAAAGTGCTCACCGCCGATGTTCAAGGCATTGAAGTGAGGCGCGAAGCTCTTGAAGGTTGGCATGGGAAATTCCATCCCGTTTACCGTGTCGCTTCGGTCTTTCTGAACCACTGCAACGTTTTGAGACCTGCCACCTTGGCGGTCAATCACCATTTCAATCAGCAGGCTTGGTTCATAGCCCAGTTCCTTCTCGGTCGCCATCTTGGTCCCCGTGCTGATTAGCTCTTTCTTGCCAGAACCATCGTCCTTGTCCTGGTACTCGTAGATCGTCCCAGCACGCCCGCACACGATCACATGCAGCTTGCTTGACAAAAATCTGTCTGTGAACTCAGCCCAAGCGGCCTTGATGGGCCTCCAGTGCTGGAACTCCAAAGCCGAAAGCGGCTTGCGACCGAACTTCCTGCGAGATTCGTTCAGGCGCTTCAAAAAGCTGTCTTGAGCATCGCGCCAGACGTGTGTGATGCTGTCGATGATCGCAACATCGCAATGCTTCTCGGCTTCGTCCATGAACGCCATGAGGTCGATCAAAGCCCGGCTTTCGTCTGCCACCAAAAGCTCGATGCCTGCTTTCTGGTACATCGGAAGAACAAAACCAAACGCTGGTTCCGTGTCAAATGCGGCGATGGGCTTGGTGCTCTTGATGGCCTTGTGTATGCCGATGGCGATTTCGGAAGCCGTCCTAGTCTTGCCAGATCCAGCCGTTCCATAGATGCCCACCTTTGCATACGCCATGCGGTTTACTGCTGGCTTGAGAAGTTTCATGTAGTCCGTCCTGTCATGTTTTTGGAGCCTCAAGCATACCGCATTTTTTAGTTTTGTGCATCACTTGCGCATTTTTCTTCATCCGGCTAGAATATGCACATCTCAACCAATACGGACACCCGAAGATGACGAAAGACACCCCAAACGAGGTCACTGGCGCGCAAGCAAAAGAAATCCGCACTGCTGCCGGCATGACACAGAAAACCTTCTGGAAGTCGCTAGGCTGCTCTCAGTCTGCTGGATGTGCTTATGAGGACGGGAAGCGAGAGATTCCGCGCTCTGCACAGCTTCTGCTTCTGGCGACGTATACGGAGAAGTCCGGTGATGCGGCAAAGGTGCGGCGAGCTGCTGAGAAGGCTTTTAAGGTTCTTGGGGAGGCGATCAAGTGAAAGTCGCTCTGAGCAAAGCCAAAAATCATCGTTTTGGCATCGCATGGAAAGAATGCAGTCCATTCATTGAAAACACAAAGGCCATTCTTATTCATAGGCCGCGCTATGTGACAACTCACAAGATCAGCGAAAAGTACAAGTCACATATTGCCGTTGAGAACTGGTGCGGCAATACCTTCACTGGGACAAAAAAATTCACGTTTCTTGATGCTCCACCAGATGGAAAACTTTTGTGCGCCAGATGTGAAGCCATGGCGCTAAAAAGTAACATGCCATCTGCTGAATCCTTGGCTGGCAAGCATGTTCACCTTGGCAGGCTTGTTCCTCAACAACTTTGCTGCCAATGAACGACTGGCCAGAAGAACTCCTAGAATCCCGCGCCCGCTGGCTAGGAGAACTTGCCTACGCTTTAGGTGATGCAGATTTACAACACGGATGGGCTGAATACGTGAAGGCTGAGAGAGCAAAGATCGAAGCAGTTCACCCAAAGGCGCGGGCTATCGGGCTTGCGCGGTTTAAGGAGTTGGCAGCGTGAGCGCTTTTGAATTTCATCAAGAAGAGTGGCGTGAGATACCAGCATGGCCGGAATACCACGTTTCTAGTCTTGGACGGGTAATGCGTGTTGCGCCTGCCTTTGGAGCAACTCCGTTCAAGGTATTAAGTCAGCGCAGCAACAATAGCGGTTACATGATTGTCAGCCTTTGCCGAAATTCCAAAAAAAAGGATTGCACTGTTCATCGGCTTGTTGCATCTGCTTTTATTTCCTTGATTCCAGAAGGAATGGACGTTTGTCACAACGATGGGAACAAGAAAAATAATTGTTGGCAAAACCTTCGCATTGACACCCGTCGAGGGAACATGTCCGACACCGTCCATCACGGTACAAGCATTCGCGGCGAGCGATGCAGAACAAATAAGTACAGCAAGGAAAAAATTTTAGCTTTTCGCGCTGATTTTGATTCTGGAATGAAGGTGGCCGATGCAGGCCGGAAGCATGGCATTGTTTATTCGTATGCCTACGCTATTGCAAAACGAGTTACATGGGCTTGGCTATGAATCAAGATGCCGAATTTAATGTGTTTCGGGCTCTCGATTTTATTCGCGATAACGCTGCGGTTTACGCCAAAGCCAAAGCTGAAAGAATTTATATTGAGGAGTACCGCAAAAGCAAGAAAGCGCTTTGCATGAAAGCCGCCGAGGTTTCTGGTACATCTGCTATCGGTGCGCAAGAACGAGACGCCTACGCTGACACCGAATATCAGGCTCTACTCAAAGGCTTGCGCGCTGCGGTTGAGGAAGAAGAGCGGTTGAGATGGCTGATTGTCGGCGCTCAAGCAAAGATTGAAGTATGGCGGACCGTGGAAGCCAATAGACGAATGGAAAGAAAGGTGATCCCGTGAAAACACAAGAAAAGATCAATGTAGATTGCGGTGCGTGCAAAGGATGTGGCGAAGCAGACGCATCAGGATTTCCATGCTATCAATGCGGCGGACGTGGCTACTATGTCGCAAAAAAACCAAAACGAGATTACGAGGAAGCAGGCCGCAGGGCATTTCATCGAGGTCAGCCAATATCTGACAACCCGTATCGGTTTGGCTGGCCGTCTCATGGATGGAATCTCGGCTGGATGGACGCCAAGGAATCGAAGTGACTCTAAATCGCACCCCCATGCGCAGGAGCACAAAGCCGATGAGGTCAAAACCGAAGCGCCACACGAAACAAGAAGCGCTGTATCTGGCGTCTGTAGCCATGCTGGGATGCCAGCTTTGCAAATTCTTGGGATATGGCGAAACCGCTTGTGAAGTTCATCACCAGCGCACAGGGACTGGAATGATGCGGGCATCGCATTTCAGGACAGTTGGTCTATGCCGTGAGCATCACCGAGGAAAAACCGGAGTTCATGCCATGGGCCGGGATGAATTCGCCGCTATGTACGGCATCAGTGAGGTGGAATTGATTGAACAAACCCGCGCCGAGTTGGCGCATCTTTTGACAGGAGAATGAAATGAGCAAAGCAGAAGAACTGGCGAAAAGCATGGAAAGCATGCTGGCTTTGGAGCCAGAAGACCATCAGGTTATTGCCCACCTACTCGCCATTGACGCAAGCCATAGGCAGTTGCTGGAGGCGCTGGAAGCATGTCTTGTAAAAGGTAGTCGCTGGCATACATGCGATCCCATCGTCACACAAGCCCGCACCGCTATCGCAGCCGCTAAGGAGCTGCAATGAGCTGGCCTGACGCTTTCGCAATCGCCGTTTGTGCAATCGCTTTCGCATGGATGATCGTAAAACTATGAACACCACCCAACAATCCGAAGCCGCCCGAGACTTCGGGATGGCCCTAGCCGAGTACAAAGCCAGCAAAGACGATCCGCGCTGGACTTCTGATGCCATGGCAGCAGTTTTTCTCTACTGCACAGCACACCCAGGCCGTGAGTTTCTGACTGAGGATGTGAGGGAGTTTTGTGCGGAGCTTGATCTGGCAGATGCTCCAGCCAATGAAAAGGCGTGGGGTCCGATCATGCGGATAGCTGCAAAAGACGGCCTCATCAAAAAAGTGGGCTATGCGCAAGCACGGTCCAGCAACATGGCTCCTAAAGTCCTCTGGAGGGCGGTATGAATTGCAATCCTGGAAATTTAGCCTACATCGCTAAAAACATTGAGGGAAACGCTCGCCACTTTGTATATATTGAGTTTGATTCTGGGCATAGAGACAGCGGCGAACACTGGTGGGTTTGCACATGCGCCCAAGACCTCCGAAGTTGGCATGATGGCCTAATCAAAGCTGGACAACGAATTCTTATTGCTGATTGCGATTTGAGACCAATCCGAGACCCCGGAGAATACGCAATCGACGAAATGGTTCTGATCGCTGGAAAGCCTCAAGAGGTCACTGCATGACCCCCTACACCGTCCAGCTCTATCAATCCATAGCCAACAAGCCTCAGACTAGCTCAGAGGCTGCTAAGGCGCTTGGATGGCCTACGCAAAGAGGATACCGCCTGATCCGTGAGCTGATGAAGCAAAATCTCATCCGCCCGGTTGGCCAAAATCCGAAGGGCGGGTTTATCTACGCTGTGGAGAAGTAATGGAGATCACGCTTCCATGGCCCCCCGCCGTCCTAAACCCTAACAAGCGAGTTCACTGGGCTACCAGAGCCAAAGCCGCCAAGGCATATCGTAAAGCGTGCTATGCGCTGTGCCTGGAGGCTGGACTACGCTCGATCCCATGGGAAGGGAATATACACCTCTGGGCCGATTTCTACCCGCCAGACCGTCGCCACAGGGATGATGACAATGCCTTCAGCTCGTTCAAGAACGGCAGGGATGGCATGGCCGATGCGCTAGGCGTGAATGACCGACGCTTCCGAATCCATCCCTACATGAAGGAAGAAATCGGAGGCATGGTCAAAATCCGTATCACGCCTGGGCCATCTGTGGCATAATTTCTTTGTTGTGGCTTCGGTCTTGGATGAATCAGATCCATTTTTAGATCAAAGCCTCACGGCCTAACGCCTGCCTTCCGTGCTGATTCCACGGGACCGCAGGCGTTTTTTTTGGCTTGAACGATGCATTACTACAAGCGAAACATAGGCGACTACGCCAAGAAGGCCGGAAGGCTTTCGCTTCTGGAGCACGGAGCGTACACGCTTTTGATTGATGCGTGCTATGACCGTGAACGCTTCCCAACCATGACAGAGGCGATTGAGTGGGCCTGGGCACGAAGTCCTGACGAAGTATTGGCGGTTGAATTTGTCTTAGGCCGATTTTTTACACTAATCGACGGCAAGTATGTCCAAGACAGAATCCGAGAAGAGATTGAGGCATACCAGCAAAACGCCGAGAAAAACCGACAAATTGCCACGGACCGTGAAGAAAAACGCAGGAAAAACAAACGAACCGTGCACGAACCGTCACCATCCGTGCACGAACCGTCACCATCCGTGCACGAACCGCCACCTAACCAAGAACCATTAACCATTAACCAAGAACCATATTCAGTACCTAAAGGTACTGGCGGCAAGCCGCCGCTGACTCCCGATGAAATCATCTTCGGTTATGGGGTTCCATTGCTGACCAATGCGGGGGCTGCTGACAAACAAGCCAGATCGTTCCTCGGAGGTCTTCGTAAGGCTCATGGCGACCAAGCCTTGATAGATGCTCTTCGGGAGTGCATCCGTGTCGGTCCTTTGCAGCCGCTGGAATGGATCGCCAAAGCGCTTCCGCCAAAAGGTGCTAGGAAGCAGAACAAACAAGAGGAGCTTGAAGCCAGGAATGCCGCAGTTGGCGAGGCATGGCTAAGGAAAATGGAGCAACAAGATGCGCAACAGTCAGCGGGTTGAATTTCAAAGGCTCATCACGGACGCGATGGCTTTCTACGGGAAAGACGTTTCCGAGTTCGCTCTCAGCGTCTGGTGGCAGGCTTGCGAGACATTCGACTTTGAGCAGGTCGCCAAAGCCTTCACGGCGCACGCCATGGATTCGGATCGAGGTCAGTTCGTGCCAAAGCCAGCCGACATTGTTCGCCAGCTTGGAGGAACGAAAACAGATGCCTCTTTGCGTGCTTGGTCAAAGCTGCATTCCGCAATGTCCGATGTTGGTGCCTACACGGATGTGGCATTTGATGACGCCATCATTCATCGGGTGGTTGAGGATATGGGCGGGTGGGCCAAGCTGTGCAGGCTTCCTATTGATGACTTGTCGTATGTCCAGCATCGTTTTTGTGAGTCGTACCGGTCTTTTGCTGGTCGTGATGATTTCTCTTATCCGAGGTCACTCGGAGGCGACCGTTCCAATGATGGTCTTTGGGCGAAACGCGGCCTAGAGCCGCCAAAGCCTACGCTGATCGGGGACAAGGAAAAGGCCATGAGGGTCTACATGCTGAAAGACCGCCCTCAAGACGTCATTTCATCGGCCTTGAAAACTGCACTCAAGATCGGGCCTTGACCGTTCGTCGCATTCTAGTGCGATTGCGCGATATTCGCTTATGATATCCCCATCGCCTCACAAGAGGTCACACAGGAGAAGAGAATGAACCTGATCCCGAAGCCAGAAGCCATCGAGCTGACTGGCAAAGAAGCCTCAACCGCATGGAATGCCTGGGCTGACACGATCCCCGGTCACTGGAACCTTGTTCCCATGGAGCAAGACGAATGGAGCAAGAAGCTGGAGAAGGCTGGTTTTGCTTCGCATTGGGCTGACCCTACTAAGGAGAAAAAATGAACTCAATCATTCCTGGAATGGTTTTCGGTGCAATCGTCGGGATTTGTGTCGCTTGGGCTGGAACACGATTCACAGACAACCCTTGGAAGCACTTTGGAATTTCTGCAATCCTGATCGTCTCGGCGGTCATTCTTTTTGTGGGATTCAAATGAACACGACTCGCAAACATCCCCGATCAACCATGGAAGCCTTCCGAAACACCGTCGAGTACGGCGCTGCAATCGAAATCCCAACGCCTCAGAGCCGCCTGATCGAAAAGCTCAAGAGCTACGGTCTGGCCATCGGCATCGGGATTGTTCTGGCAATGATTTTTGGATCGGAGTTGGCGAAATGAAACCCCACCACCACAAATCCGTCACCACCTACGTCCGAGGTGTTGAGGTTGTTTGCACTGACGTGATTTTCTACCCAGCAGAGCCGGCGACGGAGATGGAACCGCCCGAGCCTCCCATGGTCGAGTGGGGGAAAGTCCTCATCAACGGAACCGAAGTCCAAGACCTGTTTTGCAGCGATCTTGGTGATGAACTTGAAGACGCCCTGATCGGGCAACTGGAGCAATGATGTCCAACACCAAACCCCGCTGCGGCATCCTTGGCTGCGATCCCGTGCAAGGCCAGTGCCTAGGTTTTTGCGCTGGAGTGAAAAATTCCACTGCATGCCCTGGATGCCATGCAAAAGATTGCAAAGGAGCGTGCATGAAAAATGCCATACCGATCCAGTTTGCAGGGCCAGAACCGCTTGACAGCACCTTTGAGTTTCCCGAGGAAGAAGCCGACCAGGACATGCGAAGCGGTATGCAGATGCTGGCCTATGGCGTTGCAATCTCGATGGCCGTATGCGTCGTTTTGGGCGTTCTGTATGCCGTTTATCGGTGAGGATCATGTTTCTCTTACGATAATCTAGAATCGCGGTAGAATACTTGCATTAACACAGGAGAAGAGAATGAGATTGTCTGAAATGTTCACTTGCTTTTTTGGCATCGCGTTTTTTGTAGCGCTGATCGCTGGTATCTATGGTTGGGTAGAAAACATCGTGACTTTGGTTGGATCGTCCGGCGATCCGATCACCGGAATGTTCTTGCTGCGATGCGTTGGAATCTTTGTCGCACCGCTTGGCGCAATCCTTGGATTTTTCTGACCCCCTATACCAAAAAGGAGATTGAACCGTGAGCGTTAAACACACACCAGGGCCATGGGGAGTAGACGAAATGCTGACCATCAATGCGCCGTCAACACTGATGGTTGCCGAATGCAGTTGCGCGGCCAACCGTCCGATGTGGAGTGGCACCGACTACAGCACTCGATCCCATCAGGAAGCCAACGCCCGCCTGATCGCTTCCGCACCTGACCTGCTGCACGCGCTGGACACCATCGGCGGTCTTTGTCGCGCGTTGCGGGCCGGAGGCCCTGACCCGATTGACCTGAAAGGACTGTCAGATGCTCTGAGTGAAGCGGTTGACATTGCACACGCCGCCATCGCCAAAGCAACCGGGGAGCAGCCATGACCCCCATAGTGAGCAAATCGCCAATGGAAATGGCATTCCGCTATGACCTGACCTTGGACTTCAACCCGTACTCGGTCGAGGTCACTTGGTACGACACGGAGCTGTCGGAGACACACAACTTCCGCGAGCACTGCAACACCCGAGCAGAACGCCGTGCAGCCTTGCGCCGATGCGTTGAAAAAGCAGTCGCAAGAGCAACCAAGGAGCCGTCATGAGCACCGAACTGAAAACCGTGGCGTGGCGCATTGCTTTTTCTGTTGCTCATTGGAACGGCACTGAAACTCGCGGGCATCAATGCCGCACCGAAAAGGGCTCGGAGTTCGACGAACCCCTCGTTCTTCGCTCAGAAGCGGAAGCAGAGATTGCGCGGTTGGAGACTGCGTTGCGCAACTTGTTGTCAGTGTTCAAACGAACTGAAGTTCACGTTCGTAAGAAGACCCTGGATACAGAAAAACAACCTCAAGGCAGTGTGGCAAAACTGTCTGAGATCGCTGAAGCCATCATTGCCGCTGACGCCGCCCTCAAACCAGGAGAACAAGATGGTCGATAAGGACAAGCTGATCGCCGCAGCCAGCGCAATTGAACCCTATCTTGACGCGATCATTTGCTACGCAAGCACTCAGGTCGAGCATGAACCAAACCGGCTGGCCGCTGAGTTCCGCGCCGCCCTCGAAGCCAGCAAGCAAGAGGCGCGGCCCAGTGACGCCGACAAAAAACTTCTGCAAGACATCTATCAGCAGTTGCGCTTCGCTTGGCGAGATCACAACCAGCGGAACTTGGGCACGAAGAACATCGGTCTTGAAACCACGCTCAACGCCGTGGCGGACTTGCTTAAAGACACGGGGTCGCCGTGGTGGCGAATAAAGCAAGAGGCGCAGGGTGGGCAGGTGCCGCCCATCAAGCTCGACGACTTGATCCCAAATGCCATGCGCCGTTACTTTCGAGTTTGCTCATCCGGTGGGCTATCAAAGAAGACCATCGACAAAGTGATGGTGTACGTAGAAGAAGCAGAGCGACTGAACTACTTCAAGCTGGCAATCGCTGAAGCCATGCTCGCCGCCACACTGGCTACCCCAGCGCAGGCCGAGCAGAAGCCAACAGCGCAGCAGATCGCCGACTACCTCAGAGGCTTGGATGGCATGGTCGCCGTCAAGGCTGAAGACGCGAACAACTATTGCCGCGTCCTCTCCGCGCTGGGCATGGAAGAAGAAGGCGATCCGGTTGCTGCGATTGAAGACCTCAAGGCAGCCGTGCACGACGCCGAAGAAGCCGCCCCGCAGGCCGAGCAGTGGCGCAAGTGCGAATTTTGCGGGTGCAACACGAATGCCAAGGCGCGCGCATGTTGCCAGGAGGGGCGTGACGCTGATGCCCCGCAGCCCGAGCGGGTGACGCTCACGCCTGGCCAACTTGCGACGGCCACGGAAGGGATCGACTTCACGCCAAGCGATCGCAGGTCGTTCATCGACGGCGTCAGATTTGCTGAACGTCACCACGGCATTGGTGCCGGCATCGGCACCTCTGCGGCAAAGGAGGGGTGAGATGGCACGAACGCGATTCCGTTGGACGCGCGAACGCTATTACCGCGCCCAGCACCTTGACAGATTGCTGCCTCAGCTCACATCGACAACATCGCCGCCCTCACTCGTCGTCCGGCTTCACGAACTTATCCGGCAAAACCCAGGCATGTGGAACAGAGACCCGCTTGACCGACCCCTCTGGCTCCGCCACCACGAGCGATTCGGCGATCCCGACATTCCATTTTGAGAACCTAAACCATGACCGCCCCTCTCTTGCAGCAGGCGCTGGAAGCGCTGGAACAGGCCAAGAAGCGCTTTTCCGGTCAGGAATGGGTGCCTCGCATCCAAAGCGCTATCGGCGACATTGACGCCGCCATCACCGCCATTCGATCCCACCTCGAAGAGCCGAAGGGCGAGCCGGTGACAGATGAAGACCCTGACGGCTATCCGGGCGGGTTCGACATGTCCGATCTTGCCGACATACGCAAGCTGCTCACCTCTCCCCCATCCGATACGGTGAGCCGAGATGCGCGAGAGCGCGAGCAGCTTGCAATTGGCCGCGCCATTGAGCGGGCTTGCGAGCAACTACCGCATGAGTCGGACGGCATAGAAATACGACTAGAGCGCGATGCGGGGACCGTGTACTACCTCAAAGATGGCTACTGGGTGCATATCGACAGCGGAGACACATTCAGCAGCCAGATTAGCGCTGCCATCGACGCCGCCATGCACTCCAGCACTCCTACTGTGGGAGGTGGCTGATGGCTTGCCCAAAGTGCGGATGCAAAGTCTGCTACCAATACGACGATGGGGATGACTTCACTCCGTCCACGCCAAACCTTGAGCGCTGCGCGGCCTGTGGCGAGGTGTTCCACATCGAAGACCACGCCGAAGAAGACGAAGACCACGAGGACGCCCCATGACCCTATCCCAAGAACAGCATAAGAGCGAGCGCGAGGAATTCGAGGCTTGGGCATTGAGCGAAGGCCACGCATACAGGGATGCGCAGCACGGCGTCTGCTGGTACGAAGGGGGCGCGCGCTCTCGCCAATGGCAAGGCTGGCAGGCTGGCCGCGCCTCAATGCTCAGGCCTATTCCAGAGGTGGAGGGGTGGGCCTGTCCGAAGTGCGGAGTTGAACGGTTTGGCCCACTCCCCGCCTGCATGCAAGCCGGTTGCCCTCCCCCTAACGTGGAGCCAATGAAATGACAGACCTTGTTCTTCCACTCAAGGGCGAATACTTTGACGCCATCAAAGCCGGCACGAAGGTCGAGGAATTCCGCCTGCGTACCGCCTACTGGCGCAAGCGCCTGGAGGGCCGCTCGTTCGACCGCGTAGTGCTCATGCTGGGCTACCCCGCCCGGGACAACCACGAGCGCCGCCTGGTGCTGCCATGGCGCGGCTACCGGGAAACCACCATCACGCACCCGCACTTCGGCCCTGAACCGGTGCAGGTGTATGCAATTCAGGTCGCTGCCAGCATAGGAGAGAAGACGTGAACCGAAAACAGATTATTGAATTGGCGAGGAAAGCCGGTGCATTTCCTGAACTGTCTACTACGCCAGAAAAAGACTTGGATTTTCTGAGGCGATTTGCCCAGCTTGTCGCAGCACATGAGCGTGAGGCTTACGCGAAGTTGTGCGAAGAGAATTTCGCTCCACCATCCTGCAACACTACCGAGCGCCACTTGTGGAATGTGGCCGTCGTTTCCTGTTCAGACGCCATCCGTCAAAGGGGAAAGCCGTAAATCAATAGTAAATTATTGAAATGGCGATGAAGTATCAAATCCGCAGCCGGTCGGTTACCGGTAATTTTTGGAGAACTCAATGAGCGAAGTTTCGCGATCAATGACTTTCGGAGAGCGTGCCGTAGGTCTATCTTTTAATCCGAGCGGCGACCCCGTTGTCAACGATCTGAAGGTAGCATATGCCGCCGTGATCGACCGTGCACATAACCTGCGCGAATCATCCTCCGATCCAGAAGTCATGCGCATGGCATCGGTTGCCATTACCGAGGCGCAGACCTCGCAGATGTGGGCCGTCAAAGCCGCAACCTGGAAGTGAAAAACCCCCGCCAACCGATTAAGGAAGGCGGGGTAAAGCGCGGTGGTCGCGCGACAGGAGACAACGGCAAGAAACTAGGGAAGCTCTTTGATGTAGTCGATCAGGGTTTTAGCAGTGCTCGCGCAGCTCGCAGCTTCTCCTGCGAAGTCAGCAACCATTGATCGGCACTCTTCAATATGTCCGTCGAGGAACGAGGCGTATCCACGGACGGCTTCGGCAGAGGCGGCGGCGAGTCTACGCTGATGCTCTGCTTCTTGATCGCGCAACCGCTGCTCGTTAGCACGATGGCGAGCGCGAAAAGCGGAAATTTCAGACTTCTGTTTTTGAGCAACATCGTTTAATCCTTGGACTACGCCAAAAAGGCGGGAATTCTCTTTCAGCAGCTCTCGGAGCTTGTCCGTCTCAGCCTCACGAACCTGCGCCATGGCTTGATCGTAACCCATCTTGATCAGGCTATATCGATAGGCATAGGCCCCAGCAAAAGCCGCAGCGGCGAGTGCGGCGTATAGCGTGAAGCGGTTGAACAGAAGGCCGATCATCAGGCGTAGCCGCCGCCCTCTTTAGTTCTGCTTGGCGCACCTATCTGCCGAGCGAAGCGAAACAACCGGCCTCTCTCACAATACGGACACGGGCGACTTTTCCCCGATCCGTGCGGCCTGCAAGTTTTATCGTATCGACCTGGCTTGCCACGTTCGGCATATTCCTTGCGGTGCTCTTTCCCGTATTTGATGGCCTTATCCAAGCTCATTATTTCCACTCCGGTGGTGCGAGGCTTTCAGCAATGGCGGCTGCGATCAGAGGCTTGCGGTCCTTGTATTTCGCCAGCTCTTCCGAGTTGCTCAGAAAGCAGACCTCAACAATCAATCCCCCCGCATTGACGAACGCCAGACGGCCTCTGGCGCTCTGAGACTGATCGATCCATCCGCCAGCACCACGAACAGGCGTTTCGAGCGTATGGGCGATCCTGCGGGCAATCTCGCGGGACAAATCCTTTTGAGCCGGAAGGCTGATGACCTCAACACCTTTGGCATTCGGATTGTCCGAAGCGTTCATGTGTAGCTCAATAGCAACATCCGATTGAGGGATTAGTTTCAAGGCCCGAACAAGCGGCCAGTTTTCCCATTTGGCCCCATCCGTTTTGACCTCATGGCCTTTGCCGATCAGGATGTCAGCCACCAGATCCCGAAGCTCAGTCATCAAAGCGGCTTCCGTCTCGCCGGTTTTGGCAACTGCGCCGGGGTCTTTCTCGCCATGTCCTGCCGTGACTGTGAATCTTTTCATGCCCATCTTTCCGACGTAGGAGAAACCACTCCTTTTTCATCTCTGCGCATATTACGCGCTTCTTCTAGTTTTCGGATGATTTCATGCTCTGACCATGAGGTTTTACAACTCTGCTGGATGTCATGAAGCGCAGAGTCTATGCTATCAAACCGGTTTGGTGGCGTGATAACTGGAGGCTTGAATTCAATGGGTTTTCTCTTTGTCAGTAACACTGGGTTTTGAGTCATAGAGAAGGTCCATGAGGTCGCTTGCTTGGCTGGTCATCCCTGAAAGAATCTGATTCGTCCTGGGGCTATGTGCATCGGAGTTTTTTTTTGACCGGCGCAGGAATTTGTGCAGCCTCATCCACACACCCAATCCAGAAACCAATAGACCACCGCGATTGATTAGGTTTGCCATTGCATAAGCATCCCAATTGCGCGAATTCTCAAACGTCAGCATGGCCGTAATGAGAAACGAGCCAATCATTGCAATCAGCCCTACCTTGATGATTACCCCGTCTTTTACACGAGGGCTCAGGACAACTCCGGCGAGAATCACCGCGCAGAGAAAAGAGGTCAGCCCGTTCAAGGTGTGCAGTTCACTCATTTTTTACCCCAAGGGATATAGTCTGAGAGGTTTGCCGTCTTGATCCATCGGAGCACAGCAGACATGAGATTCAGACCAAACAGCCCCACGAAGAAAGCCATTCCCGATTGCATGGCAGGCGTGTGAATCGCGAAATACTCCGCAGCCGCTGGGCTCAAAAATCCGGCCATTAAACAGCCTGACAACGTGGTGACAACTCGTTCTTTCCAACTGGTCTCAACGCCACCACGAAATGAAAGAACAAGGGCACCAAACAATCCAGCAGTGAAAGGGCTACGTGCAACTGATTCAGCGGCCTTCGGATCAATATCAAACATGCTAACCCCTTTAGTTAGCCGACATTGTAAGGAATTGCCAAATCCTTACTACATTTTTGGGATGACAAGATCATCTGATTACCCTAGATATTTGATCCACATGACTTGCGATTCTTCTTCCGCTCTCGGCGGTAGGTTTGTCAGGCCCCACATGCTGATGCCGTTCAACTGGTTGGCATTGGCAGTGCCCATGAATACGCGGTGCGATCCAATAGAGCCGCGATCCTTGAACACGGCAAAGGTTTGAACGCCTAGCGCATCCTTCAGCGTGTCAGACGAAATCGTTCCTAGGGTGCCCTTTGCATTTGAAATCGTGTTCTTGCAAATGACCGTGAAAAACGCGCAGTACCCAAAGTTCAGGCTATCCATAAACCCGCGCTGGATGTACTCGCATTCCACAGTCTGAGGAAGACCAGTGAAGTAGTAGCCTGAGTTATTCAGGTCATTGTTGAATGCCTGCCATGCCGGGTATTGGTTGTGAGGCTTCCAAACAATGATGGCTGACCCATTAGGTGGCGGAGCGCCAACACCCAGCAGAATCTCCCGCTGATGGTAGACGTTCCACACGTCGCAGCGACGGTTTTGACCAAGAGTGAATTTCGCTTCGAGCGTGCCAGTCGTGCCGATGTTGATGGAGCCAACCCACGTAGCCTGATGCTCCGGAACCGAGATTGAAGCCGAGGCGGATGTATCCAGCGTCAGCGCCGCCCCGTTGACCCAAAGTCCATTTCGACGCACCAGACCGCGCGAGGAAACCGAATCAGCGGGCCATGCAGGACCAGTGCCGAGGACCGGTACGCCACCATCCACGGTGATAAAAACATCGCGCTTTGAGCTTGTCGTCCATTTGGAGCCGCCAGCCATGGAAAGACCCGCCGCATCCAGCGGGCCAGATGTGAAGCAGTGACTTCCCCAATCCGTGCCATCGAAAATCGGGATTTGATCGCTTTCAAATGGCGCATAGTAAAGCGTTGTGCTAGTGTAGTCCGCTGCATGAGGCATTTCCGGCTGACCAGAAACCAGCGTCAAGCGGCCACCTGGGACCGATGCGCCCATGCCTGCGGGTCCAGTGGGACCGGGAGGGCCTTGGATCTGTGTGACGGTCAACGTAACAGGGCCTTGTGAAAGATCGATCATCCCAGTTCGCTCCAAACATTAACCGTTCCTGCGGCGGTGGTCAGTGAGTAAGCAGAGCCCGGTGGAACTGTTGCCTTCACTGAAATGATGCCGCTTGTGCCAGAGAACGCGGTAGTGTCTCTACCAACGCCATCAACAAGAATCGAGAATTGTAGGGAAGCGCCAGCATTGGACACAATGATGACTTCCTTATCCCATTCCGCCGTGTTGTAGTAGGTTGTACCTGCAACTCTTGATCCGGTAACAGTAGCCCAAGATCGACCGGTGGCAACCATTGATAATGCATTGCCTCCAGCACCTTGTACTTTGCTAGGTGCAGTGACATAAGTACCAGCCGTAGCCTGCGTGTTCTCAATGTATCCGACAAATCGGTAAGGAACATTAGTACGAGCAACGGCAGAGTACACAACGCTAGCAGAGTCAGATGCCGCTGTCATTGCGACGGTGGTTATCACACCAGTTTCCGTAAGATTGATACCGCCAGCCATATTAGCAATAGCCGTCTCAAGTGACCCGGAATTATTGATTTCTAGCACGGCAAATCTTGCCAAAACACCATTTAATGCTCCAAGCGTGGCACCGCTTACAACATCAATAGATGATGCAATTCCTAGCGGAATATTGGTCACGAGCCCGTTGCTAAGCGTAGCGCTTCGAAAATCCAAAGTCGTTGGATTGACAGTGACGCGCATACCATTGACTGGAGCGCCGCCAGTTCCATTAACCGTTGCAGTTATTGACTGGATTTGATTGAACGCTGCCAAGCTTGCACTGTTGGCAAAATAAATATTTGTACCGTCACCAAAAACTGAAGTTGATCCGGTAACAACTACGCCAGACCCAGATGCAGTTTTACAAGTGATTGTAAATGCACCAGTCGTGTTGTTCAATACGATCCATTGACCTGCAATTGACGGGAAAATCAAATTCAAATTTGCCGTCAGCGTGCCAGTTATTACGATGATTGGGCGACCATATTGGAGCGCTGTCAAAGTGACGTTTGCATTTGTCATCGTAATTGATGAGATGCCATTGGTATAGTCTGGAACCCATCCAGCCGCAGAACCACCAGCAGACTCTGGATCGGTTGTATTTCCATTCGTGGTGTTTAGCCAATAACCACGGCCATCCGTCCGCAATACGCGAGCACCAGCGTTATATCCGCCGATTGCAGTTGAAAAAGTCGAGTTGTAGACAAATCCAGTTCCAGATTCAAGGAATTGAACTGCTTTTGTCACATCAAACAAAATGCCGTTCATATCCTCGCCAAATGGAGGGATACCTCCTGCGACTTTTGGCGTCATGTTGACGGGGGGGAATCCCTGATCGTATCCAGCTCGGCCCGTTACGTTATCCGAGTTTGCTGGGATGGTGTCTTTTAGTCCAGACGTAGCAAAAGGGACCGCGATTTGTGTTGGGATGCTAAGTGACATTTGAAATTGCTCCTTCGCTCAAAAATGTACCATCATTAAATGGCAACGAATCACCGGCTTCTGCAAATCCAAAGGTATCTGCGGGAGCTTCAAAAATATATGCCAATACCCCAGCGGATCTAGGGATGACATTTCCATTTACCAAAACGGCTTTTTCCCAATCTTCGAGCGCGAACTCGAAAACAAAACGCATTGCCATACTTCCAAGATCATTAATCCATGCACGGCCACGACCAGGGAATAGCTGTTGAATGACGCTGTTTAATGACTTGCTGTCAGTTGCAGAAATATTAGAAAGAGCTTTGGCCAGAATCAAAACTCTATACGCGGAATCAGCAAGCGTAAAAGTTTGAGTATCGCCAGCGCCAGAATAAAAAGACTCTTGATTAAATGGGTTCCAAGATTCTGGAGCCACGCCAGTGCTAAAACCAAAATACTCTGTATTTGGGATTTGCAGTTGCCTCCCAACAACGACAATTCGGCCCCAAATATCCAGGCCAAAACCTTGAGCCGTGTCTACATTCCAGACCATGTTATAGGTCTGATTCTGCCACCCCGTATTGAAATACCCCTTCCGATCTTCAATCAGGGTTTGAATAATTGGAGAAGCCGAATACTGCCTCATACCAAAGTCACCACAATGTCATCAGGATCAATCGTTGGGGTTTGGTCAATACCAACTGCAACCTGATCCAATGTCGCCGAGACTGTGCCAATTTTGATTTGAATGATAGAAACAAAAGCCCCCAGCGCTGCCACTGCTGCATAGAAGTTGGACGCAAAAATCAATCCGCCCATTCGAGCACGTTGCGCACCATTAGCTCCTGTAAACGTGGCAATAATTGCGGCCTTAGTCAAATCAACGATATTCGACGGTAGTGCAACGTTATTTGCCAATTGCACGGAAAACTTAATTGGCAACGGTGTGGGTCGGTTGAATTTGATGTTGTATTGAGGATACGGGTATTCATACCCTTCGGTATCTTGAACAACAACAGTTGTATTACCATTCATATCGCATCCGGCATCTTTTTTCGTCCAGATTGCATTGGCGATATCTTGATCATTTCCACCAACAACACCAACATAAATGCTATGGGCAACAATTGGGTAATTGGTCGATCCATAATTGATAGTTGCATTGGTGAAATTGTCGTATGCAAATACGTCTAAAACACCATCAACCTCCCATACAGCAGACCTAATAGCGGGAGGCGTGCCGCGCCCATTTTTGGCAGCGCTTTCTTGTCGGCGAATTTCAAATGAAGTTCGCGTCTCGGTCGCGCTGCCAACCGTGGCAGGAGCCAAATTGGTGATTGCGTCCCATCCAGGGGATGTCTGGGCAATCTTTGTCAGCTCGCCGATGCCAAGCTCAACAGGGCCTAAAAGCTGGCAAGAAAACTGTACCGTAGCCGCCCCACCAGGACCAAAGGCAGAAACGCCACTAGACTGCCAAAGGTTCCCCGCATCATCTTCTGCCAAGGCCCCAGCCGGAAGCGTAACGCCAGGTTGACCAGTCACCAGCGCAGCTACGACGCTCGCCGTTGCGCCATTTCGGGAAAGAAAATAGATGCGCCCAATGGCATCTTGCCAGCGTCCCTCGGATGTGGCCGGGTCCATCATCGCCAGCGTATAGGCGACTTCCGCATTCGCGTCCAGAATGTTGGATGTTAGGTTATCTGCCAGATACGCTTGTGGCGTGGATGGCGTGACAATATCAAGCTCGCCGCCAAATGCCTGATTTTCGTCTGCCAAGACTCCGGCGCGAATTGTCACCGCATCAGGAGAGACTACCCCCAATGGCGTGATTTCAAGAGCCGGAACATTAGACATTGATTACCGTCCCATCGGTTAGGGTGCATTGAATTTGCCCGCTCAATCCGCGTGAAGGGCGGTCAAATTGTAGCACCGCCACTGCGGATTCAACATTAGGAACCAGCGCGGCTTCTGTTTGAAACCACCCGGCCAACAATTGAGTTGGAGGCTGCTTCCCTAGAATCTCAGTTTCGTATGGCATTCCACGCTCCGCATTGAACGGGGCTTCGCCGCGCCACAAACGACACGCGTTTGCCACCGATTGGGCAGTGGCATATTGATCGGTTGCCAGTGCAATTCTCCGTGATGCATCAACTGCCAAATCCCATGAATCAGGGTCAAGGTACATGGTAGACATATTTATCCTTACGTTGGCTGTCCGGTATTGCTCACAGGGCCATTTGGCGCAGTAGGAGATCCTGCGTGCGTGTGCGTGCTGCCAACGTTTTTGCCCTCATGTGTCAACGTTCCGCCGCTAAAGGCAGCGTTTCCAACAAAGCTCATGTTGGGTGCTTGGAATGTCAGCGATGTCGGGCTATGCAACAGAATCCCGCCTTCTGTGAATTGAATGTATTGAGTCGGTGCGCCATTTAGCAATCCGCCGATATACATGGCATCCGAAAAGTCATAGGCACGGCGACTTCCGGGAGGTGCGGCCATGCGAACGTTCTTCACTGCGCTGATATCTCGGCTGGCAAAGCAGGCCATTCCAATATCGCCGACTTTGGGATCAATGATTATTGCGTCTGCGCCGCCTTGAAGGCGCATATACGGAACATTAGGGATTTCCCCATGGGGGAAAGTTTTGTTGTCACCAGTAATTTGATCAACAAGCACCTGAATGCTGACGAAACCAACCGGGCCGAGGCCCCCTGGCTGCACGGATAAAACGCGAACGGGCATACTGGTATTCAGGGCAAGCATCTGTTGCTGAATAGCAAAGCGCAGTCGGTTCCAGTCCCCTTGTGTGGTCGTAGGGTCTGTCTGTCCGTAATAGAGAGTGGTATCAACGCTCATCGGGTCACAATCACGACGTTTTCAGGAGCCGCCACAAAATCAGTAAACCATGCACCGCCCGGCGTCATTGCATCTAATCGATGGGACATGCTAATAACGTACCACTCCCCATTGCAGGCGGGCACACTGGATTCCATGACAATTTTGCAACCGTGGGACATTTGCGGCTTGAATAGGGCGGTAAATGCAACTCCATTGTGAAGCCTTGTCGGCCAACCCACCAATCCATTGTCAATGTTGTAGGTGACGGCAGGAATAGCCGTTCTAGGCTTCCCCATTGGCGCAATTGCCAAAACGCCCTGCTCTTGCAGGAACCAGAATTGAATTCTGGCATCTGCTGCAATGCGTTGTATTTTGTACACAGGCGATCCGACCAAATATTGATCGGTCAGCGTTCCATCAACACCGTTGTTTTCTAGCGTCATTCCAAGCTCGGCGGCTTGGATTGCCATCATCTCACTGACTTTCCGTGCGCCAGGATATGACACTGCCGGGGCGGGCGTAAGCGAACCAATCATTCCTGACCGCGCTTCAGCCACAAATGGCACATCTGGCGCACCCATGTATTCGGGATGAGACTGGTAAAGCTCGCCGACAAAGATGTTGACGAACAAACCATTTTCATCGGTTGCCTCTACGCGAAGGACGTTCCGCATGAGGTCTAGATTCAGGTAGTTAATTACCGTCAGGCGGTCCATCACATCTTTTTTCAGGCCCAAAATCCTGACCTTGCAGACGGCAAACTCCGCGCCTCCAGGTGCATGAATCTCGACCTTCGTCCGGAAATCTTCCAGAACGACGGAATCCGGGTTTCCTTCACGAGCAAAAGAACCAGTGGCGAGCTGGAACGTGATTCTTATGCGTCGTCGCTGAAAGCTAGAAGCCATCGCGTCCCCCATCCTGTGTATTCAGGGGGCGCATCCCCTTGAGTATCAATTGCAGCGAAGTCACCGACGAAACCAGTGTAGGCCGCTCGGACAATTCTCGATCGATTGACCATAAGAACATTCCGGCAGATTACTGTGCCGTTGACACTCAACCCAAAATATTGCCGTCCGCCGACCAATCGAAGCTCAATGGTGCATGGCTGTCCAGCCAGAAGGACATTAACCGACTGGGATGGGACTTGACTCAGAGGGATGGTGTAAACGGCCATGGTTAGAGCGGGAAGCCTTGCAGGATGGTTTGATCCGGCACCGGGCTAACCCGAACAGTCGGCGTAGGTGGCTGGTTTGCTGGAGCCGATATTTGAGACGTTCCGTACAGCGCAGGAATCTGCCGAACCTCCTGGAAGATGCAATCGGCAACAATCATAGCCGCGCCGGATTCGCTGGTCCGAGTGATTCGATATGACTTCAACGTCACATTTCGATATGTACGCTCAGGACACAAAACGTCAAACAAATCAAGGCTTTGCAAGACGGCTTGAAGCCAATTCAAGAACGCGGCGCGCTGATTTTCAGATCCATCCCGAGTGAGACGGATAGAAAAGACATTTGGCATCAAAACCTTGTTGTATGTCGTAAATGACCCAGTTTCTATTGGGTAATCACTCAATGCAGTTTCGCCGCCTAGGTCAAGTTCTGCAACGCTGCTGACTTCAAATGCGGGCGTCGTGGTCCCAGGTCGATAAACACCCCACGTAGGAGCCGGAAACAAAAAATCCATCAACCGGCTGACACTATTCCCCAGCAGTGTGATTGCAATGGCTCCAGGAGCCTTTCTCAGTAGATTTGGGATTCCGAACATGCTTATCTCATGGCTGTATCAGACTGGCGAACAATTGACGCCTGGAGGTCTCGCGCAATACCATTTGCGTCGGTCGCTTGAGTATAAACATTGACCTCGCCAATAGATACGCTAGAAGGGTTTGTATTGCCACGGCCTGCGCCAGCAGTTGACACGCCAGTCATTGGAAGCCGTCCAATAACCTGAGCGGCATATTTGTCACCCTCGCCATATCCCGCTAAACCACCAGCAACACTACCAGCCGCCCGAATGCGAGCCGCTGCATATTGAGCTGCAAAGCGCGTTTGTTCTTGGAGGGACTTGTCTTTCAGCGGAGAAACGCCATACCCCGGGTCTCGGGCGGTAGACTCCAGAATGCCAAAAGGCCCGAAGGCGGAAGATTTCCGCTTTCCGCTGGCGTCCTTTTCATAGTGGTACTTTGACGGGTCATCAATAAATGCCTGACGCCCGCCGGTCTCTTGTTTGACGATGGAGGATAGCAATCCAGCCGGAAGACCATTCGCCTTTTCAGCGGCGGCAAGTTCATTCGCCATGTTGTAGGACATTGGTGGCTCGGCCTTTGAAGTCGGTGCAGTTGAAGGAACCACTCCTTTTTCATTGGCATCTAGCGCAGCTTGAGCTTCTTTGTTGCCAAAAAAAGCCAAAACCTTTGCAGTTCCTTTTCCGATAGTTCCACGGATGTCGAATCCAGTGATCTTCCCAAGAAGTTCTAAGGCTTCATGCAGCTTTTCCACCCACAAGGAAGTCCAGTCAAAAATTTTCCCCCAGCCTTCAATGCTCTTGTCAAAAACTGCGACGGCAATTTCACCAAAAGACTCAAGAAGTTCGATTCCTTTTTCAAAAATAGGAAGCAACTTGAACACAAGTGTTTGTGTCAATTTCTCCATGCGCTGCTTGGCAAGCTCCCATTTCTCCTCGGCAATACGAGCGGCTTTGGCATCAGCGTCGTTGTATTCCCTTTGAGCGGCCAGCAGCTTTTCACGCTCTTGCCTGCCGCGCAACAACAGATTGATGGTGCCCTCATCAAATCCGGCTGCAAGAAGCTTGTTGAACTTGTCGGCGTTAGACCACTGCTTTCCCTCTAGCGAGTCCCCAATGTCTCGAATGAGTTCTAAAACGGGTTTTGCCTTCCCGGTCGCATCGGCGGCGGATACTCCAAGCTGCTGGAGCAGCATGCGGATTGGGGCATCCCCGGTTTCCTTCAGTTGCGTGAACTGATTGGAAATCCCTTGGATCGTGGCTAGAAAGCCTTCTGCGGAACCGCCAGATTGTCGGACTGCGCCTTGCCAGCGTGAGAGCTGACTAGCGGATTCGCCCACGCGGGTGGCCATGCGATCAAGCTGAGCGCCTGATCCGATAACTTGACGGGTGAAATCAGCGATCCCTCGGCCAACGGTCAGGACTGAGAAAAACTGAATCGCAGATTTGCGAAGCTGATTGAAGAATTCCGCGCCCTGCTTACCGGCATACTCGATATCTTTGCCGGTTTTTTGGGCGGCTTGTTTCGTCTTGGTGAAAGAGGTCTCGGCGGCTTTAGACCCCCGCTGGAAGTCTTTACTGTCGAGCCCAAGTTTGACAACAAGCGAATCAATGACGGTCATGCATCAGCTCCCATTTAGCACGCCCGTATTGTGCTGGTCGATCATGTGAATCTCTAGCAGCCGGTAAGCGTCATAAGGCCCTAGAACAGTTTGAAGCTCATGTAGCGTAGCCAATCGGGCGGATACCAACGTGGCGATGATGCCCGGCGTATTGGCGTATGCCACCAGCTTATCGGCATGCTTGCTGGGCGGCCTCAGCCCGAAATCTACTCGCCGCCACCTGTGAAAAAATCAACATGCAAATCGAGCACTTCCTTTCTCAGAAGCACGCGGGTTTTGACTTCCTCGATATCGTTCGGAAGCATGTCGCGGGATTCGTTGCTGTTCGGCAACTTCACGCGGACGCAGTCCATCATTTGCTCAAGCAGCGGTCGAGCCTGGGCGGGAGGCAATTTGCCAAGCGCGGCCAGACCTTGGCGGGCCATCTGAGCCAATGGGGCATTGAAATCAATATTGCCATCACTGCCAAGAAGGGCTTGAAGCACCTGAAAAGCCCACCATTCCGCATCCTCCGCCGACATTTCGGTGATGAGGTATGCGCGGCCATGGTCCCGACTTTTTTCGTCATTGACCGTGAAAACCTTTGTGCGTCGTGCCATCTGTCTTTCTCCTGTTTGAAATTATGAAGACCCCGAAGGGCCGCTATCAACCCACCGGGACAGCGAGAACCTTTTCCCACTCAATGACAAACGTCATGGGCTGCAAAACACGTTGAGCGTTTGGCATGGAACTGTAGTTCTTCAGCACGCCACGGGTCAGGTTGTAGCTGTACTGGTTCCCTGGAAGATTGATAACGCCATTGAGTCGGTAGACCGTGCGGGCCGCATCTTGGGCCCCCACCAGGGCGTCAAACACAGCTCGGCTGATACTGTCAGGCTGGAGCGTGATAGTCTGGTTGTAGCTGCGTGGGACCCAGCCAGCGGAGAGTTTGCCATCAACGCCCAGCGACGTTTCCGCCGTGTCTGCGTTGTCGGTGGCAAACGCAGCGTCTGCCGCGTAGCCCTCAAGAACGGTTGCCGCAAGGGCGAAGTCTGCGGAGCTGATGACAAAGGTCGCATCGGCTGCGGTGATAGTGCGTTCGGCCATTTAAATAACTCCTTAGGGCATGTCAGGCCAATGCCTGTTTGATTTCGATTGGTTAACACTCGCAGGCAACAATTGCATGTTTTCATGCCAATGTAGGCCGCACACTAACGGTGATTTTAGTGGAACGATGTGATCTACGTGCCAAATCATCCCGGTCAATTCATTCAATTCAACAGCTTGCCGATGCAGATCAAGAACCCGCTCTCTATCAAACCATGAAGGAGTTGCATCTTTTTTTCTGGCAACCCTATTTGCGACACTAGACCGAGTTACATGAGGATTGAGTTTCTTGTATTCCCGAGCTTTTGCAAGCTCGGTATCTCGTTTAGCTTCGTATGCGATCTTACGAGCCAATTTAACTTTTTCGGGATTGTTCAGGCGATATTTGCGTTTTGTAGCCGCAATTCGATCTGCGCACTTTTCCCTGCTCGCGGCCAAAGTAGTTTTGACTTTTTCAGGATTTTTGGCTCGGTATTCGGCAACTCGCTGACATTCACAAGTTTTGCAGTATGGCCAAAAGCCATCAGAGTAACGCTTGCTCTTCCCGAACAATGCAAACTCCTTTGACTTTTGGCAGCGCTTGCAAATCTTCATCACAAAACCGCGATAGAGGCGACAGTAATACTTTGGATGGACCCGCCATCGCAATACCAAAGTTTCACGGGCGGCGATTGACGTTGCTGGCGAACTTGGGCAGTGGCAGGCAGGATTTGCAGGTAATAGCCCTGGGTTTCCAGTTGCGTGGAAATGTCCAGTCCGGCTTGCGAGAAGATCGTTGCCTTCTGACTTTGGCTCAGAGGAACGCCGATACGAATCGTGCCGTTGTTCAGGGCCTCAAGGATCGGATCAGCGCACCATGCACGAATCAGCGCTTCACCTTGGCTGTTGTACGGCGCGGAGTTGACTTGCGTCAGACCCACGAAAATCGACAATTGAAGCTGGGCATTCAGATAAATCTGATTGATGTAAGTGTCAAGCCAGCGGAACTTCGATCCGTTCATGCGGCCGTCGTACAGGATGCTGTAGACGTTGCCTTGGCCCGGGGCCTGATACAGACCGTAGTAGCTGGTATTGTTGCTCAGCAGGGCATTTGCTTCGGACAGGGTGTCAGCGGTGGTCGCCAGGCCAGATTGCGACTTGAATGCCGGGGTGGCGCGACCGTTGAAAGCCTGAAAGTCCACCGAACCGATATAACCGCAAGTGAATGCGGCCAATTCTGGAGTGTCGTAAACCACCACCGTGCCTTCATAGTTCATCGTGTCAACGATGGAGCCAAAGGTGGACGGGTTATTGGGCGTCAGGGCCGCGAGGTCGGGATTCCAGCAAACATAGGCATATCGGTTGTTCTGATCGTTAGTCCATTCGGCAAATGCCGTCTTGTCACCGATCACCGGATTGAACACCGTCATGAACGCGGCCCAGTTCTGGCCCTGTTGCTTGATGCGATCCATTGCCGTTGCTGGGGTGTCGATGGCTGCACCTTGCGATAGCACACCAGAAGTAAACCCAAGCGCCGTAGCCGCAGTACCGGAGCCGTAGGTCATGGTCGAGGTGTTGCCGGTCGTTCCAGAGGTGCAGACAAAGCGGGATTGAGTTGCGTCCCAAGTGATAGCCGCACCGCCGGTCAGAGTCAGTGACGTGGACATGAGCGTGGCCGCGTTGGAGAAACTTGAAGCCGCCGCAAGGTTGATCGTGCCGCTCTTGACCACGCCATCAATAGTGAACGAGAGCGTTCCGGTGATGGCTTGCAGCTCCGTCAGGGTCAATCCTGCAAGGGGCTGACCGCGAATGTAGGCTGCTCGCGCCACATTGGCATAACCCGCGAAAAACAGCGTCCCCGGCTTCTTGAACGAATTGTCATAGCCGAGAAAGTAATTCGCAGCCAGTTGCGTTTCCGTGGCGTTGGATCCAAAGTAATCCGACACATCATCGCGGCTTGCAAACTCCATCAAAGACGAAGTTGGAACCAGCGTGTTTTGAACCAGAAACACCGAATTCAAAGAAAGGGGATTGCCGCCAGCGCTGACAACCGCAGGGTTGATCGTGACGATTTGGGAAACTGGAATGGCTTGAGTCATGGGGTTTACTCCACAGGGATGGTTATATCAACCGGGTCAATCGATACATCACCCACGGTATCGAACGATTCTTGTGCGACAACAATGGGGGAATTGTACTGTAGGGACAGCGTACAAAGCCAGCGAGTTTCAAACTGCTTTTCGCCAGTAATCAACGGTGCCTGCATTGCATCAGTGCAATAGAGCGGGGTAATTCCATCTGGGAATGCATCACGGGCGTAAAAGCTGCGAAGCATGGTCACTGCGATATTGACCATTGTTCCAGCATCAAGCCCATAAAAATCCAATTGCAGATTGAGCATCTTCGGCATGACATATGTCATTTCACCGTTGATGTAATCCAGCTTTGTGCGCGTGGTTGTGTATTGAGGTTGTCCTACCTCAGTAATCACAATCATCGGGGAATTGGGTGGCGGAACGTTATTAGCCATGCCGCGCACAATCTGAGTAGTGGCAGGCATCAGAGGCTTGAGAAATGCAGAGACGGCTACCACGGCAGCATCAACGCTCATTGCATGGCCTCCGTGTAGACAACCGCCACTTTGCACCAATTCTGCCAAGACTCCAGCACCTTGAACACATTCCACTCGCGTTCTTTGGTCACGCCGGATTCATTGGACGAAAAGATCAGGCGAGACACAGAGACGCTATCAGGTCGGATGACGCCCGAAACACTACCGTACAGATAGACAGCCCGGATCGTGCCTTGAATGTTCAAGTAATTGACCTGACCCAAGTCATCGCCATCAAGCGCTTGGACATTGCCCATTGCCGGGTATTCAATGTAATTCGGGACTTGGCGAAGCGTTGCGGGGTCAATTGTGTACGTGCCATCGCTAATACGCACTGTCATTGGCGTATTTGGGTTGATCCCCTGAATTGCGGAATTTGCCAAACCACGAAGATTCACGATTTTTCTGCCAAGTAATCAACGGAATTGTGCATTTGCATCGTATCGCGCAGCGGGGAATCAAACCCTTTTTGCCGAACCGTAGAAGCGGCGTTGGGCGGGTCTTGCCATCCGTTGATAGAAGATTGCACATCCTGCTGGATGGTCTCACCCATGAAGCTCAAAATCTTGTCGGAATCGTAGCCATAATGCTTAACGGATTGCCCGACCTTCTTGGCCCAGTCGTTGGATTTTTCCGCAATCGTCGTTCGGAAGAACGGTCTTGCTGGGATCCTGCTTGTACCAAACTCGTCCCAAAAAGCGACAGAAGGAACGCTAGTCCCATCGGGGTAAGTGGCCCCTGCCATGAATCCGACACTGACCGAACCGCCTTGCATCTTGCTTGCAATGTCGGCTAGCGCCTTTTCCAATTTACCGCCGCCTTTGAGTTCCATGGTCAGTAGACGATGGTTGCCCGTGGGCGATACCGGAACGAGCGAAGCGAAAGAGTAGCCTGCCAGAAAGCGGCTCCCCATTGAGACTGCGAAAACCATGCGGCAGTGCCCGGAACCCCGTAGTCAAAGCTCACGGAGACGCTGCCCTCAGTCGCGCTAGAGGTGCGCCCGACTGGCACAGGACCGCCGCCATTGGGATTCAGCGCGCCGCCCAAATAGGCGATATGGGCCGTGAGCATCCAAAGCAGAATGCGCCTACGGTCCAGGTCTTGGACTACGCTGCAATCGCTATTGGAGAGATACAGGCCCGCCTCATCGAAACAAGCCTGCAAAAGCGCATCCGCTACCGCCGTGAATTCGCAGTATCTAGCCTTGAAGTCGGCGGGAACGAATACGACAACAGCCATTAGGGCGCAGCCTCAATGCCGGGGTCATCTTGAGCAAGTGGCTCATGGCCGGTCTTCTTGCCCTTCAGGTCTTTGTGAATCGCCTTCGCTTCCTTCTCGTTTTTGGCAACGAAGATAGCGCCGGATTTGATCGGGGCGAAATCGGGACCAACACGCTCAACGAATGCTTCCCAGAACGATTGATCGACTTCGGTCGTGCCGTAATCGTCTTCGCTCAGGACAATGATCTTGCTGCGCGCCTGCGCTTGACGCTGACCAGCCAACTCAACAGAGGGTTTGTTGGGGTCGCCAAGATCGAGAATCAGGCCGCAAGGCAAGCGGCAACCAATGGTCACAGTGGACATTTCTTCTCCTGTAGGTTAAGGGTGCCCAAGCGATTGCCTGGACACCCTTATTGTGCCATTACAGGCCGATCATGCCACCCACAAACATGGGGCGGAACACAATCGTGCCCCAAGTACCTGCCGATTTCTTCTGCTTGAAAGAAGAAAGGTCTAGGATGATGGGGTGAGCGCGCATCTTTTCGGTGAATGCGCAATTCCAGGTCGATTGACCTTCGTACTCGTTCACCACGAGCTGCATTTTCTGACCGCCAGCGGTGGCGTATTCCGGCACCGTTTTGACCTCCAGATTCGGGAATGCCTTGTGGATCAGGTCCCAAGCCGTCACAGTGGTAACCGTGCCGTTCGCCACAGTCATGGCAACGCTGGTTTGCGGCGACATGATAAGGGTCATCTTGGTGTCAACATCCACCAGACCATTGCATCGGGCTTGCAGCAGGAAGAACAGCTTTTGCACATCCTGAAGAATTTCGATGTTGGTCGCGTTGATCTGGCCCGAAGGCAGAATCCATGCGGTGCCGGTTGCGGCCTTGGTGTTGGGGGCGATATCAGCCGGGAGGCTGGGATCGTTCAACATGCCGTAGTTTTGCAGGCCCGACACGCCGAACAGGTACGTTTTGTTCTGGTACTTGTTCAGGGTCAGAGCCGAAGCAATATTCAGGCGAGCGGCCCAATCCACCTTGGCCAGACCAGCGTCAGCAAGCTCGCGCTCGCCCCACTGGGTAATGGTCTGGTATTGGTAGGACTGACGTTGCGGGAACTGGAAGTTCGCACCAGCCGAGCCGGAATTGCTGTAGTCACCGTAGGAGGTCACTTCACCAGTCGATTCGATCACGGGGAACATCGCAGTGCGAACGGTCCAGTCGCCCTTTTTCACTTCGGCATTACCCGAGGCTTCCACGGCCTTCATCGGGGCCACCAGAACTTCGATCATGTTCGGATCGATGTAGGTGGACAGCATCGCAGGGATGCCCGAGTTAGCATTGGTCACCAGCGGATAGGCGGCGTCCATTGCCATGAGCGAGCCATCCTGAGCCATGCCCACGATATCGCGGTAGCCTTTGCCTTCGGGCAGCATCTGGGCATTGAAGCCGTCAAAGGCGATGCCAGCCTTTTCAAAGAGAGCTTGAAGAGTGGGGTTCATAGTTTGCGCCCTCCTTATTGAACGCGAGACATAACGATCAGTTCACCGACCGCGCCCGTGCCGCCCACAGGGAAGCCAGTCACGAAGAAATCGGTTTCGATGTAGCCGGACACCGTAGCGCCAGCCGCAGCCGTCTGGATTTCGCCAGTGGTCAGCGATGCAAACACCTTTTGACCAACGGTCGCCGGGTTGACGATGTGGTTCACCCAGTAATCGCCGGTAGCCATCAGCGTCACTTCGTAACCCTGAACGATCAGGTTCGACACCTGACCGAGGTACGTGGTGATGAGAGCAACACCCTGCTGACGCGACACGAAGCCGGTAGGCTTGCCAGAGCCAGCATTCGATACAACGCCAGCGCCGGTAGCCCAAGCGAAGCGCGCCACGGTCACGCCAGAAGCGCCCGCAACCAGAGTGCCTTCGTGGCCGACCACCGAAGAGCGGGGATTGGTAGAGGCGAAATCACCAGCAACAGCCGCAGCTTGTTGCAGTTGAACGGTAGTTTGAAAACCAAGAGCCATGATGACTACTCCTTAGATGGTGCGGAAACGGTCCAGGCCCGGGATTTTGGCAACCGACGCGGAGTCAGCAGCAATCACAGCCTTGCGGGGTTCTGCCTTGCGCTCCGAGGCAACTGCGTACAGTCGGCCCAGGCCAGCGGCAGGCATGTCTTTGTGGTCAACCTTGAGCTGATCCAGCGCAAAGCGATAGACCTGCTCGGCGGAGTCCATGCCGATCACATCGCCCACGGTCTGGCGAACATCGCTCTTGGCTTTCTCGAGCGCTTTGAAACCGGCCTTCATTTCATCCATGGCGGCGGTCACTTTGGCATCAACATCTTCTTTCTTCATGAGGTCCTCATCTTGCGCTTCTTTGAAAGGCGCATCAGCGCGGGCGAGCATGTCGCCAACGGCTTCCAGGTCAGGCGCAGGCAGACCTTTGGAGCGCAGGAAATCGATGATCTCAGCGTGCTTGGAGGGCGCGCCGTTGTCGTTCTCATCTTCGACAGGCGTTTGACGGACTTCCTGGGGCTCAGGATTATCTTCAACACCTAGCACGGCATCGATGATTTCATCAGCCTTTTCGGGCTCAAGTTCGGAGTCCATCGCAATCAGTTTTGCGAGAACATCCTTCTTATCAAACGTCTTCTTGACAGCGCCGCCCAGCAGTTTCGGCAGGGCGGAATCCTGCGCGAGTTTCGGGGACGCTGCCGAGAGGGCGACCGTCAGGGCGTGGCCCAAAGCAGTTTTCTTCATGGCAGGGGTTTCCTTTGGAAATGGATTGGAGTCGGCCACTACCACATCAGAACCGGCGCGACCGACTTCCACGAGCGCCAGATGGTTTCCTTGAATCTCGGTCATCCGGCCATCGTAAGGCTCCCCATCAGGAGAAACCCCAGGCTCCATGACTGGAACATATCGATAGGCGCTAGACAATTCTTCGACTTGACCCGCCTCAATCCCTGCGATTGCCTCAGAGTCCCACACACAAATGGACGAACTCAGATAAGGGGCATCAAATGAAACATCGCTGCCAATGCTGCCAACAACATCCTCTTTCTTGGGATCGTCAGCGCTGACCTGAATGTGGCGGCGAAGCAACGGAAGATTATTGAATGTGGCCGCGCCTTTTGCCAATTCAGCCGGGTCTCGATACAGGCGATAGACCTTATTTGGCTCCAACCCCAATGCGTCAGCGCCGGGGATTTCCTTGCCGTAATAGGGGTTTACAGCCGCTTTGGAGATATTGGTTTTGGCAACGTGCAATCGCCCGTCGGCATCAAAAGTGCGAACGGACGATTTATCAAACGCTACTTCAATCCTTTTCATTCCGCTATTGTGCGCTAATTTCGTTGCGCAATGGTAACAGATTGGATTGATTGCGCAAATATTAGCTTAGCCGAAGTCCTTTAGATAGAGCGCAATCCCCTTTTCGGTCAACTCAAGGCCCCATCCAATATCAACTGCAAGACCGTGTTTTTCAAGCATTTCCCCAGCCTGCTCTCCGGCCTGCATGCACCGATGTTCCAGATAAACACTGACCAACTTCCCATTTTCATCGTGGCGGTCATGTGAGCCCTCGCCGTATTGGGACCAAACCCACATCAAATTGTTAAGGGCGTGATCCAATTCATCGTAGTCTTTGTCCATGATTTTCCCTGTCAGAATGGCAACACCGTTTTAGAGCTGCACCGGCAATTGATTTCCTGCCCGGGCAATACCCATTTGCCGTCCAGATAAGCGCCTTGGCGAATGTCGAACTTCAGCTTATCTCGCCCTGCCTTTAGATGGGACGGTCGGGGATGCTTACCGGCACCAGAGTGCATCCAAATCGCCTCATAGAGTCCGAGATCAACGCGCCGGGCCTGAGTTATCGTTGCGGACAGCTTGTTGGATTGGTCCCGGGCGATAAGGGCAGCGCGGCGGCTTGTCACCCCGAAACGGGATTGCAGTTCATCGCTGATGTATTGCAAGTCTCTTCCAGCCGTGAATCCTCGATTCACAATGCCATTGATTTCCGTGAAATACTGCTCAGGAATCGACTTGATGAGCGCCACATTCTCCTGAATCGTCGCATTCATGGCATCCCGCATAACAGGCGTCATTTTGAATTCAACGGTCCATCCGGCGTCCTTGAGCGCGGCTTTGAACGATGCATCGGTGTGCTTCATGCCCGACACAGCAAAGCGCTCGGCGATGCTGGCGGACATATCGTCAAAGCGCTTGATCCAGCGGTCTGCCAGCTCCCTCATAGGCTTTCGCATACGGGCCGATGGGCTGCGGAGGCTTGCCCACTCCTGACTGATCTTGGATTTTTTGCCGATGCGGGCATCCTCCGCCATTTCGACTTCCATCGATGGAGGGTTTGCCTTGTATGCCGCCTCAATCCAGTATTCGGTGGATTTGGACATTTCGGAGACTAGGCGCTCTAGCTCCTTGCGGTAGGCGACCTCGACGCCTTTGTTCGCGGTGACCGCCCGGGCTGTTTTAGGCTGCTTCGTCGGCACGTTTGAATTCCTCGCCAACCTTCTTTGGAATCCCGAGGGTGCTGTGACCGGCAGCGGCTGCCGCCATTGCCTTGCGCTGGGCTTCGCTCACACTCTTGTCTTGCGCCTGATCGTCCAGCGGGCTGGGATCTTGTCCCGAAGGATCGCCAAAAGGATTCAGACCCGCCATTGGATCTTCCTGCGGCTCCGGCACCTCTGAAACGTCAATGCCCGAATAACCGCTGTTCGGATCAGCGGCAAGGTTCTCGCGCACTTCCTCGGCAGACAGCACACTGTTTGTCAGGTACGTGGCCGCGCTATTGGCGTTCATCTGGCGAATCTCGGCTTCTTCTTTCGCGCTGATCTGCCAAAGCGGGTTGAATTCAAAGCTGATCGTGTCGTCAATTTCTCCCCACAGGTCAAGCATGATGACCTTGATGCACGCCTCCAGCGGGTGACGCCAGAAAGCATTCTGCTGCGAACTGATCCAGTCATAGAACACACGGATTTCGCCCTCGCTCGATGCGTTCAGGCCGGACGGAGAAACGCCGGTCAGGATCACGGCAGGCATTCTCGATACAGTGCACAAATGTTCAAGTGCTTGGGCCTGCAACTCATGCAAGCCAGAAAGCGGAGTGTTGACCTGATCCAGCTCTTCCGATTCTTTGTCCAGCAGCATCAGGCCGCGATTCGAGCGGGTGAGTGTGAACAAGTCAGCACGGGCGAACACATCGGACCCATCGCACTGGCCTTGCAACACCTGACCCATGTTCGTTTTCAGGGCAGTAATTGAGAAGTTGTTAACGAGGTCCGCAATGCTTTGCCGGGTGCGAAGCCAGTTGTTAACGTAGGGCTCCGCCAACTGGCTCAAACTCATGCCAGAGAAGTTGTAAGCCGGTTTCAGCATGTCAGGCAGGGGGCGCGTGATGATGGTCATGATGCGCGAGGCGTGCACCTGCTGCCCGAGCACAAACCATTCACGCGGCTTGTAGAAGTCCGGCGCGGTCGGGTCATTAGAGTTGTAGGCGCTTGGCGTGGTCCACATGGCTTCCACGCACGTGAAGCTCTCCAAAGAACCTTTCTTGATCGTGCGCGGGTCCAGAATCAACGGCAGCTTAGGATCGGCCCCTTTGAGGTTGATCGTGATCTGAGCGCGCCCAAAGAAGCAATCCTGAGCCGCTGCCAGCTTGAACAGGTCTTTGAGGTTATGCTTCTTCACCGCATCTTCGAGCTGGGCGATGCGGATCGTGTCTTGCTCCGCCTGACCGTCTCCATCCGTATCAGACGCCCCTTTGAACTTGATCCACTCCCGAGTGATTTCAGACGACAGCGAGTCCGCGAAGTTACGGTATTCCGCACGGGTAGCTAGTCCGGCAAGGTATGGATAACCCGGAAACGGCGTGAAGTAGCTATTCCCCCATGCTGCATTGGCGAAGTCGTACACCCCGGGGGCGTAGTCCATTGCAATGGCTGGCTTGGCTCCTTCTGGCACAACCCCAGGCGGAAGCAAGGGGGGCATGAACTTAGGGGGAGTGTTGACGCCTTGGGCTTTGCTGACGGCAGCAGCCATGCCCTCAGAGATACCGCGCTTCACCACGGGCTTTGCATCTTTTGCAGCCCATCGGGCCTTAGCGCCCTTGCGCGCACGCTCGGATCGTTCCTCCGGCGTCAGTTTCTCCGCTGCGGCTTTTCCGCCTTTGGCCCGGCCCTTGATTTCATCATCCATTAATTACCCCATTGCGTGCAATTTGCTGGCGTTATTCTAACGTCGCCTTGCAGCTTGCGCCAATGTGCTTTTGTTAATACGCATTGGGATGCCAACAACCAAATGAGGGCATGCGCCCATGATGAATGAATCCGCGAGGTTAGGCGATGCAACACCGCGTTTTGCCATTTCATCCTTGGTCTCAACCATGTCCATGCCACGCTTGCTGTAACGCTTCATTGGCGTAGACAGTTCGGTCTTCAATTGCTCCAGCTTCTTAATATCGCCGCTGATGCTGATTAGGTCAGACGCGTCGAACTTCTCGCCTTTCGTCACGGCGTTATAGGTGTTTCGGAATCGGTCGGCCACATCCTGCCACGCCTGAGCTTTCAGATTCTCGAATTTGTCTTTGTTTTTGATCTTTGGGGCGTATTCCTTCTCGGGCTGGATCACCGCGCCACCAGCGTTGAATTTGAAATAGCCAGTTGGAATACCTGACTCTCTAAGGGTTGACCCTACATGAGCCCCCACACCAATGCTGTCATAGATCAGCCTGCCGCCCTTCACATGCGCCCATGCCCTGCGCGTGGATTGGGTCAGCTCATCCTCCGGCGCGGCCCATTCGTCCAGCTCCACGCAGATAGCACCGTCAAAGTTTGAACAGGCGTTCTTGTCTGCTCCACTATCGGCAACGTCATACCCCACCGAACGAGCACCAGAAAGGTCTATCCCCAGCTTTTTGTGAGCATCAATCGCCGCTTCAATCCACGAATATTTGATGACCGCCGCATCATCGTTGTTCAGGGGTATACCCTGATAGATATGCGCGTAGGCATCTGGGTCGGCGTCTTTCAGCCGTTCAGCCTTGAGCCTAGCCGTCTCGGACAGAAATGGGTTGTCCGTGTAGTTGATGTGCTTGATGATGCAGTCATCACCCAGCAGGCTAGGCAGCTTGGCCTGTACGAAGTCAGTCTGTAGATGAGGGTTCCAAAGCACCCATATCTCGCTGCCTTCTTTGCGGATGGTCGGGTCAATGATGGACCATTGTTCCTCAGTCAGTCCCTCGCCTTCCTCGATCCAGCAGATATCTACGCCTTCCGTACCCTTGATATCCTCGATGTTCCGGGCGATGCCATAGAACAGGAATTCAGAACCAGTCACCTTATGTCGAATGGTCGAAACACCGATATCAAACTCGCTGCGCCAGCCTGCCGCCTCGATCTTCTGCTTGATGACGGTATAAACCGAGTCGGCAATCCGGTTCTGAAACTGCCGGATGCAAAGAAACTTGACCGTGTAGTTGCGGGCCAAGAATGCCGCCATCCCACCCGCGTCCTGAGTCTTTGAGCTAAAGCGCCCGCCTTTCAGTAGCTTGTATGGCTTTCGGGTAGACCAGAACTCACGAAGGATCGGATTGAGTTGGTACATCCGGCTTGCTGTAGAAATCGTCCAATACTCGGCCCTTGGGGCTCATGGTTCCATCTTTGCTCGATAGATCAATCTTCTGAGCCGACTCCCACCCTTGCATCTTCGCCAGTTGCTTGATGGCGTCCAATTGGCTATGAGTCTTGATCTTGATCCCATCCTTCCCAGCGGTCAGCTCGGAGATGGCCGCCATCTGCTTCGGGTCTTGAAGCGCTTGCGGCTTGATTTTCCATGCGGCCTGAATGATCGGATTCCCCGACTCTTCATCAATTCCTAGCTCATAGGAGCCGAAATCTACTAAGTCCTTCAGGTCAGTGCGGGCGAGCAAAGAAAGCTTCTCCATGGCCTCTTTACGGCTCATGATGGCCTCGGAAACGGCCTCTTCCTTCATTGCATCCATAAAGGCGGACACCTTGGGATTGCTCAAGATTTCTGAGCAAGAAGAATCCGCCCCCTCGTCCGTTTCGGCCTGACCCCCGGCAAGTCGATAGGCGGCTCGCTGAGTCATCCCAGCCAGCACGTTAGTGGCTACTCGCTGTTGTAGCTGGGTTAGCTGGTCAAAGAGAAATTTCTGGTCCGCGTTCATGCTCAAGCCTTCACCAAATAGGCATGTTGCCATTCCATAGGGTCACCGGCCAAGCCTGCGCGGGATGGATGCGGATCAAACACCACTTCCCCATTACATCCGACAACAGCATGGGTTACCCCGCCACCGCGAGGCGAAGGCCCGCTGATTTCGTGATAGACAGGCCCATCGTCCCCAAAGAACGCTGAGCCAGAATTTTTAGCTACTGTCAGATATACGTAGCCATGCGAGCGGCAGAAAGCCTGCACAGATTCCCAATAGATCGTCGCATCGTTTTTCGACACCGCTAGAAAGTGCGGGACATCCGAAATCGGCAAGTCGAGCAAGGATGCGATTACTGCCCTCTGGCAGTCGCCGTACTGACCCTCTTCGGGCTTATGGGTGAACTCTTGGTTTGCTGGGGTCATTGTTTCCGCAACCCCGCATAAGGTTTACTCCCCATGCACGGGAAAGCGTTTGACAGAGCCGTGCGGATGAAAGACCGTGCCGACTGCTCAAGATGATCTGTCTTGCCCGCCCGGCTGCGATGCTCTCGGACCACATAGCTAGCGAGAGTGGTTGCACTCATTCCGGTAGATGGCAGGCAGTAAAACTGCCCATCCTCGGCGTCTGCCACCCCGGCGATGTACCCATACGACATGAGGGTCATATCGATGTGGTTCATATTCATGAGCAGGGTATGTGTATTCATGAACGAGCCATCCGCGCTGGCTGCGAAGGGCAAAACGGCCAAAGCCGCTGTAGCGATCAGTTTTTTCATTTCTTCCTGTCCTATGTTTTGGCGCGCCCTCTTTGGGGCTTTGCCGTTATTGAGTGGCGAGAACCACTGGTGTACCAGATACAGCAACAAATTGATAGTCTACTGCTGCCACTGGGTTTTGCACGATCATCGCTCCGCCGTTTTCCGACGCAGGTCCGATAGGCTTGCCTGCTGACCATGCGGCGGCTCCGTTGCCTCGGGACTGGAGGATAGCGACACCGCCCGTCACTTGGGCATAAAACGGTGTAGCGGCCGGGGTGAACGGGGTATTGACTGCGCTTGCAATGGTTGCCATGGTGTTTTCCCTATGTTATGGGGTGGGTTCGCCAGTGACTAGGAAGACAACCGGCAGAATTGCGGCCACGACGCTGATGTTCCCAAGGTTGTCGGTGGCTATACAGCGAATATTGTAAGTGTTGCCATGCCGGCCTGCACCTGTCAATCGCTGCATGATGAGCTTTTGCGTGTTGTCGATCACGGCAGCCCCGACGACCATCCCTTGCGGGTCGGGGTCTGCTCCTGAAATCAACTCTACTTCCACTGTCGCGCTGATTAACGTGGTCGTGCTTGCAACTTCCTTGGAGAATGGGAAGTAGGCAGGCTTGATTTCTGCGGTGTCCAGCGGACCGATGGTCGAAATTGGGAATTGGTTCATCATCTTGCAGTCCAGTTGCGGCGCGGCGGCTGGGCAATCCAGTTTCGTCGTGGCGGTTTAACTACCATCCTGTAATCTTGAATGATAATCGTGAACCCGCTCAGTTGGGCTTGCGCAGATACAAATGATCCCTGACCGATCAGATTGGCCGTGGCGTCATGGGAAACAGGCGCATTGACTCGGCTTGCCAGCCCTGAAATAGACGCTCCAGGGCCTACCAAAGCACCAGAGACGGCATGAACTCGGAAGCGGGTAGCAGACCCCGAAACAGCAGAGCCTTGACCGATCAGTACCCCAGTAACTGCAAATGTCCGCTTCCTCGCGGAAGTCCCGACAACCCTAGCGCCTTGTCCTGTGAGGGTGCCGGATGATGCAAATGTGCGCTTTCTGGCCGATGTACCAGCGACCGCCGATCCCTGCCCAGAAAGAACACCCGTAGCGTTATGCGATACGGCCCCCGTTGTTCGGGAGGCAGCGCCGCTGATGTAGGAGCCCGGCCCAATCAGCGCGCCAGTGACGGTGAAGATATGCGACCGTGCAGCAGCTCCTGAAACCGCCGAACCCTTGCCGACAAGCGATCCAGTGGCGTTATGGACACCTGGGGCACTTCGGTTTGCAGCGCCTTGAATCGTCGATCCTGGGCCGATCAGAATGGCGGATGCTGGATGCTGCCTTGTTCTAGCTCCGCCTCCATCTATATCCGAACCGAGACCGATCAGGACGCCGCTAGAAGCATGGATTTTTGATCTTGTTGCGGACCCAGAAACAGCCGAGCCGGGGCCCGTAAGCGCCCCCGATCCAATGTGCTGACGCGTTTTGTTGGCAGATCCAGAAATCGAAGACCCTAGACCAGATAGCGCGCCAGCTCCCGCGTGGCTACGCGTTCGATTGGCTGATCCCGATACAGCAGCACCCGACCCCACCAAAATTCCCGAGGTGGCATGCTGCCTAGTCCTGCTTGCTGATCCCGAAACCAATGCTCCAGCGCCGGACAATACCGCGCTGGAGGCGTGAGGCGCATTGTGTTGCGAACTTCCAACAATCGCAGAACCAGGGCCGGTAAGCGTACCGCCCGATCCATGCGACCGAGTTCTTGCCGACGATCCAGACACCGTAGAGCCGGAGCCGACCAATGCGCCAGTAGCTGCGTGAGTTGTGGCTCCGCCGCCGCCAGCCTTAAGCGAAATGCCAAACAGTGTAGGAAAAGCCCTACTACCTGCCGTGATCGTCGTCGTGGATGCGCCCGGGCTGTTGACAGTGAACGTGATCGACTTGTCAAACTGCGTCGTCTGCATCGTCCCTTGTTGGGTCGTGCCAGTCGGGGCAGTAGGATCGGCAGAGCTACCATCGGTGCCAAACATACCGAGCACAAGATCGGTAATAGCACTATTGAGCGTGACTGTCAGGGTATCCGGTGAGCTGTTCTGACTGTCAATCAGAAAGCCGCCCGTCCTGACAAAATCGGTTGGATCATCAACCGTCAGCCATGCAATTTGGCAGGTTGGCCCTTCGGAGTAGCCCCCGGTCTTTTGGAGCCGGATGGTCTGTGACCCGGTCGCCGTGACTTGGAATGCCTGGGCATAGGAACTCATGTAGTTCCCGCCGCTAGGCGTAGCTGTGCGCAGACCGCCGTTCGTCGTTGTCGTTAGCTGAGAGCCCGTTAGGCTCGTGACAACGCTGTTATCGCTGACGTAGAACGTCCCGCCGATGACACAGGCATTCGCCCCAGTCGGGGCGGTAACGCTTACGTTTCCTGAGTCGGCAGTGTTAGGAAGCGCGACGTTACTGACACTCAGCAGCGTCGGGGTTGCCACGCTTTACCCCTTTATGCGATCAATGCACGATAAGTCAGACTTGAGCAGCTCACGGTATCGCCGGGGGCAAATGTCAGGCCGTTTGTGACCGTCATGTCAGCCACGAAAGTGCCAGATCCAGAAACTGCGCCCGTGTTGTTCGCAGACAACGTGACAGTGGTGCCGGTGATGTTGACAATAGAAGCGCCAGACGCAATGCCCGTGCCGCTCACATTCATGCCACTAGCCAAGCCAGTGGCAGAGCCAACCGTGATCGTTGCCGCGCCAGACGATCCCGTAATGGTCGTGGTCACAGAAGCCGCCACAGCAAAGTGAATCACCGGAGTACCGCCCGAAGTCTGGAGAGTTGCCGTAGCCACTGGGGAGGCATTGCCGACAACGTTGGTGTTCGTGGTGATCGCGTTGGTAGTTGCCACGCCACCAGTTGCAGCACCGAATGCGGTAGCCGACAGCGCCAAGGTAGCAGCCACTGCGCCGGGAGACCCAATGGTCCCAGCCAATCGAAAGGCCAAGTTGCCGGATGCGCCGATCTGCGCGGTGACGGCATCAGTTGCGGCATTTTGCGCGGCGACGGAGTGAGTTACGAGGCTCATTGGCTATCCTTTTCGGGCTGATCGCCCTCGGTTTCTTGGACGATTGGAAGCGGAGTTAGGATCAATTCGTAATCTTCAACCGCGCCAGTTGCAGCCCGGGTGATTTGAATTTTCATCCGCGCATCACTAGCCGTACCTTGCAAATCACTCATTTGAACCCCTTAATAGTGCGGTCTAATCGCACGTATTAGGAATTATAACTCCCATCATTGCAATGGGGAATTTAGTATTTGGTGCTGCCTCTAGGAATCGAACCAAGGACCTCCCATTTTTTGGGCTAGCCGTTTTTCTTTGGACTTTTGCTTGTATTTCTTGGTTGCAATGCTCCATGCTTTTTTGCAAACATCACATCGGCACTTGTGATGGGAATACATCCCCAATCCATGCTTCGCAGCATGTTCAAGCTTATGACAAGCCTTGCACCTCAACTCACATTTGCGAAGCTCTAACTCAATTTCATTCCATGGCTTATCAAATTCAAGGGAAAGAGTGAAGGACTTATCAGCCGGTACTTTGTGGTGGATCTCCAAACAATCTACAGACCCGCACCCCACGCATTGACCGCCAAGAATCCGTTTCATTTCCGCCATTCTTCGGCGGTATCGCATAGTGTTGTAGTGCATACATACATTATACAGTATGGTGCTCTACCAATTGAGCTAAGACAGCGAATGGGTTGATGGTGAAAGACGGCGTTTATCAGGAATCTCGCACGACCCTTCCGGGTTTTCGCTTCTCACGGTCTTTAGTTGCCAATTCTGGCCGTGAACCCTTGGGACACTGAGGCAACCTTGTGTCCATCTTATACCAATCGCATGAAATGCTCACCATCAAGTCTCAGACCTACCCTACTCTGCGGACTGGATACCGTGCGTCAAGGGTGCGGACGCTTTTAGGTCTGAGGCTTCATGGCACATCAATGCTTCGGACTTCCCCTTGCTTAAGGGGGTGGATTTTTTGGCGCCAGCTACGCGCTTGGGAGCAACCCCAAACTCGTCACCTGTGTAGCTGCCTATCGTCTTACCGATGCTAGGAGTAAGCGCAATCCGAAGTCTTCATGGTCCATCAAATAGGCGGGCTGGACGCTAACCCAGCTATCTCCATCCCTACTCAACGCGCTGGAGGTCACGTACATTCGGGTTTTGTGCGTGTCTGCTTTCCACGCCGCCGCCTATGTGATAGTCCCCGTCTTTCCGGGGTGTCACTGATCTGTTGGCCGATGCAGCTCGCACTCTGTGATATGGCTCAATTGCACAGCCCGCCCAGGACCGGTCGCCTGTCGAGTGACACCCTTCGTAGACATTTAGAGGCCGTCTTGAAGGATGAAGTCATCCAGCCTTTTCTGTTCATCCCCGTCTCTCCGAGGTGTCAACGCTGACACAACCATTGCGGCGCGCTCGCCCGCGACTATGTCCTGTGACTGACGCCCCGTCGTTAGCCGACTCATACGGGGGATGCTGTGTTTACGGTGTAGGTGACCAGCCCGGCAGCAAAGTCTCAAATTCGTCCCCGTCTTTCCGGGGTGTCAGAGCAGATTGACGGCGTATCCTACTCAGGCCGTGGCAAATTTTAACCGAGCATCTCCCCAAGATCAACCGTAGCGTACCCACTTTTTACCCGCGCCGCAGTCAGCCGGATAGCCGCCTCGTACTGGCTTCGAGGGATGCTGGAGCGCTGTAGGTCGTGATACGAAATCACATCCCGCAGGGCCTGAATCCCGATGCCTGACAAGCCCATCCGCTGCGTTTCCTGAAACCTCTTCGCGGCCTCGATCAGCGCATCTTGCGCCGTCCGGCAAGATTCCAAAGCCTCCGCCCCGACTTTCTCATGCGCAAGCGTTTCGCATAGGTTAACCACGTTCGCCAGGTCGTGCCACTGTTGCAGGCTGGCTTTTCCATGGGTCATGTCGTCCAAGGCGGAAAGCTCGCGCATCAGAAGTTTGTCAAGCTCCGACCTTGGCTTGATAGACGCCCCAGCCACTGCATGAGTGATTGGGTTTACCTTCTGCCATACCCTACGTACTGTGCGTTTTCTGGTCATCCTTTGCCGGATCCGTCGCCGTAGCCGTAGCCGGATCCGTCGCCGTAGCCGTAGCCGGATCCGTCGCCGTAGCCGGATCCGTCGCCGGATCCGTCGCCGTCGCCGGATCCGTCGCCGTAGCCGGATCCGTCGCCGTAGCCGGATCCGTAGCCGTAGCCGGATCCGTCGCCGGATCCGTCGCCGTAGCCGGATCCGTCGCCGTAGCCGTAGCCGGATCCGTCGCCGGATCCGTCGCCGTAGCCGGATCCGTCGCCGGAGCGAAACACCTTGTTAGGCATTAATACTCTCCTTGGCAGTCCGAGTGCATGGGATCAACTCACAAACACCAGTCAGATAGATCATCGGATTCTGAGTATCAATTTTGCAGGATTGGTTTTGGATGCCATGCTGGGCAACGCCCGAAAGAGCCACGCCATCTTGAGCTTTCCAAGACCACAGTCGGCGAGAATCCTTCAAGATGACGTTTTCGCCATCCACGCTCACGACTTCGCCAGCATGAACGCCCGCCGAGTAGCAACGGGCGATCACGTATTGACCGACCATCGGGTGTTCGGAAGATTTGGCCTGCTGGCCGGAAAACATGGCGGCGATTTGCTTCAGCTCGCCAAAAGTCAGATTGTCAATGCTCATTTGCTTTCTCCTGTTGATGCGCTTTTGCGCGGGTTAGAACGGAATTTCGTCTTCAGACAACGGATCAGCAACAGCATCAAACGGGTTGTACCCGATGGCCTGGAGCTTGCTGATACGATCCAGAATCGCATTCTGCCGGACTTGGCTTTCTGCTCGCTCTTTCTCAAGCTGCGCGGTCAGCGTGGCAAGCTGTTGGCTTTGCAGTTGATCGGTTGGGAAAATCTCAACCTCTACCGTTGCCGTGCCAACGCGGACCAAGCCTTGAGATTCCATGGTCTCGCTTCTGAAGTAGTTCATTGATTGAACTGCTGACTTTTCGTCTCCTTCTTTCAAAGCCGTCAAAAGACTTCCCATTGACCAGTCGTCAGAAATCCAGGCGTTGAGAGTGGATTTCATCTTGATCGGCGATGCTTTTTCGTTCATTTTGTGTTCTCCAGTTTTGCGCGTGCGCGTGTGATCCTTGAATGAGCAACCTCAATCAACAATCGGTATTCGAGGTGCGTATCTTCGTCATGCTTCTTTTCTGAAGCCGCAAGGAATTCATCGACGGTCCCGAGGAAACATCCCCGCGTGACAAGCAACGCATTGTCTGTCGAGTTGTAGACGGTCAAAGTACCGTTTTCAGAGCCGACTTTTGAAGCCCAGAAGATCAGGCCATCGCCGTACACCCGCGCATTGCCGTACACCCGCGCATTGCCGTACACCCGCGCATTGCCGTACACCCGCGCATCGCCGTACACCCGCGCATCGCCGTACACCCGCGCATTGCCGTACACCCGCGCATCGCCGTACACCCACGCATCGCCGTACACCCGCGCATTGCCGTACACCCACGCATCGCCGTACACCCGCGCATTGCCGT